GGTTTTTATGTTTGAAATGGAGGAGGATAAAAAGAAATGAGAGACGCAAATATAGTGCTTTTGACGGGGAATTTGGCGAGGGAACCGGAGGTAAGGACTACAAGTTTAGGAAAGGCCGTCGCAAATATCGTTGTAGCGGTAAATAGAGGACGCTACAACGGAGAGGCCAAAGGCGCCGACTTTATATCCGTCACGGCCTGGGGAGCAACGGCCGAGGCGATAGAAAAATATCTACACAAAGGCGATAAGGTTTTGGTACGCGGCAACATGAGGGTAGAAAGCTACGAAAGCGACGGGCAAAAGAGATATAAGACTTTTGTTATGGCAGAGCAGGTGCAGTTCATTACAACTCGAAAAAATAGGAATGATGGCATACCAGGCGACGTACTCGAGGGAGACGCGCTCGAGGCGGAAGGTATAGGCAGGGATAACGAGCCCGAAATAGAGATACCATTCTAGGAGGGCAACATGCATAAGGTCGAGGCAGCTAAGCCCATTCAGGAAAAAGAGGCCATAAATTCTATATATAGCAGGAAGCCCGCGGCAGCCATAGAGCTGCCCGGCCTTCCACCAACGGTCAATCACGCGTACCGGCGCCGGGGCCGAGGTGGCGGTATGTATATGACGAAAGCGGCCCGGGAATGGAAGGAAACGGCGGTCATAGCATGCCGGGCCGGGTATAGGAAGCAAAGCCCGCTCGAGGGCCGCCTAGCGGTGCTGATTGTGTTTTGCGTGAAATCGCGCGGCCGGTGGGATATAGACAACAGAATAAAAAGCCTTTTAGACGCGCTCACATGGGCCGGGGTATGGGAAGATGATAAACAAATAGCCCACATAACGGCCCATATCGAGGTAGACGGCAGCATAAACGCCCCGCACACAAAAATTTACGTGTGGGGCATATAAGAGGTGTCGCGGATGTTAAGCCGGGAATTCTTCAGAGCTACAGAGGCGGCCCTGTTTTCATATCCGAGCCTTTTGCGGCAAATTAGAGAAAGGGAACGGTACCTCGAGGCCGTCGCGTGTGGTTGCGGTGGAGGTGAGCGAGTACAGGGAGGAGCAGCCGTTGCGGTGCAGGAGCGGTTACTGGATTGGAAAGAGGGTGATATGCTGCTCAATATATTGAAGGTCCAGGCAGCACATATCGAAAGCGCCATTGAGACATTGCCGAGCGAGGAGTTAAAGAGGTTGGCGGAGCTAAGGTACTTCAAACGGGCCTCGATATACGACATCATGGAGACGTTGGCTATATCCGAGCGGGCCTACTATCGCCTACGCCGCAAGGTGGTCGAGCATTGCGCGCCGTACATTTTAGGCCCGTTCGGGATGATGTGAAAAGTGGCAGAAAGCTGGCAGGCACGCGGGGTTGTTTTGATATATAATTGCTATTGTGCGAAAGGCAGCGAGTGATAAGCACTTCAGTTTTCCCCTTTCCCCCTTGGGTGGCGCGTCATCACGGCGCGCCTTTTTTATATGTGTTAGATGGGTTTAGGGAGCGTAAGGGCGCAAACCGCTACAGAAGGCGGAGGGTTGGGGCCGGCGGTTCAAATACAGAGAGGTGACGCGATGCCACGCAGACCAGGTGAACAGTTCCGAAGGAAACCCAAGCGACGATATGAATGTATATATGACATACAGAGGGGCAGCCCGGCGGAGCGGGGGTACGACACACAATGGCGCAAGGTAAGAAAGCAGAAGCTACAGGAGCAGCCTTTGTGTGAGATGTGCCTAAAAGCCGGGTATATCACACCGGCGACAGAGGTTCATCACATTGTGCCTGTTTCCGAGGGCGGCGATGTGTACGCCTGGGACAATCTTATGTCGGTGTGTCATTCATGCCACATGAAAATTCACGCGGAGATGGAGAAAAAAGAGGGTAGGGGGGGTTAAATCCCTGGTGCTGGCGGCCTTGACACCGCGCGCGGACCTTCGCGTGAAATTCCGCGAAATTCCACGAGGGGGTGAAAACAGGCATGGCAACAAGAGGACGAAAGCCAAAGCCGAAAGCGATAAAAGAGCTAGAAGGAAACCCTGGCAAACGGCCCTTGCCGAATGAGCCCACATTTGGGGCCTGTTTCCCGGCAGAGCCGCCTAAATGGCTATCGCAAGAGGCCAAGAGGTTATGGGGCGAGCTGGTGCCATTGCTGCAAAGCGTGCCGGGCCTGCTGCAATCGGCCGACGTTTCGGCGGTGGAGCTGCTTTGTGAGAGCTACGCGCAATGGAAAGAGGCGTCAAAAGTGCTCCAGGAAAACGGGCAGACGTTCACGACGCCGAACGGGTACATCCAACAGAGGCCCGAGGTGGCTATCGCGCAAAAATGCGCCAAGCTGGTTAAAGAGCTTTGCTCTGAGTTTGGCCTAACGCCGTCGAGCCGTAGCCGCATCAATCTAAAACTGCCCGAAAGTGATGACGGGTTCGATGAATTCTAGGCCGTGATGTGTAGATGGCGAAACTGGCGAAACTGAAAACGCGGTTACGGGAGGCGAAAAAACAAGGGTGGGCCAAGTGGATTAAGAGCGAGGCGGACGAACGGGCGGTTTTGCATGGGTGTTATTTTGACGAGGCGGCCGCGAACAGGGTTGCTCAATTTTTCCCGCGGTTTTTGCGGCATTCTAAGGGGCAATGGGCCGGGCAGCCGTTTTATTTGCTGCCATGGCAGGAAGAGGGCATAATAAAGCCCTTGTTTGGGTGGAAACGGCCCGATGGGTTCAGGCGATACAGGACGGCATATATCGAAATTCCCAAGAAAAACGGGAAATCAACGTTATGCGCGGGCCTGGCCCTCTACTTATTGACCAAAGACAACGAGCCCGGGGCCGAAATTTACAGCGCGGCGGCGGACCGCGCGCAAGCCTCGATAGTCTACAACGAGGCGGCGGCCATGATGAAGTCATCGCCACCATTGAGGAAACGGCTTAAAAACATCCCGTCACAAAAGGTTATCACGTATGAGGCGACTAACAGTTTCTACAAGGTTTTATCAGCCGACGCGTACACAAAAGAGGGCCTAAATATACATGGGTTACTGTTCGATGAGCTGCACGCGCAGAAAACAAGGGACCTATGGGACACACTAGCTTATGGAGGCGCGGCAAGGCGGCAGCCGCTTTTAATCGCCATTACAACGGCGGGGACGGATAAAAACAGTATTTGCTATGAACAGCACGAATACGCGGTAAAAGTTGCGGACGGAACAATTGAGGACGATACGTTTTTCCCGTTCGTTCTATGTGCTGATGAGCTTAAGGACGATTGGGAGGACCCGGAAGTTTGGAAAAGGGTAAACCCAAGCCTGGGCATAACGATATCCGGGGAGAGTTTCAAGGCGGACTTCAGGGCCGCGAAAGAAAGCCCGAGAAAGCAAAACGCATTCAAGCGATATCGGTTAAACATTTGGACCTCAACAGAAACACGATGGTTGGATATGGCCAAATGGGATGCATGCGACGCGGCGCCGGAGTTCCCGGGAAATGAGCCGTGTTATTTGGGCCTCGACCTTTCAAGCACAACAGATATCACCGCGGCCGCTCTGTTCTGCCCTAAGACCGGCGGCGTGAAGGTGTGGTCATGGATACCCCAAGAGAACATGGACGTTAGGGAGCGCCGGGACAAGGTGCCCTTTTCGCAATGGGCCCGGGATGGGTGGATAACGCCGACGCCGGGCAATGTAGTGGACTACGCATTTATCCGTAAGACGATAAACGACATAAAGGCGCAATATCCGGGGCTAAAAATAATCGGCTATGACGAATGGAATGCCACACAGTTAGCCCTACAGCTAGAGCAAGAGGACGGTATGTCTGTTATGCCGATACGGCAGGGGTTCCGAACATTGTCACCGGCATGCAAGGAGCTTGAAAAGCTAGTCATGGACGGGAAATTGAGGCATGGAGGAAACCCGGTCTTAAGATGGGCCATTAATAACGTGGTCATTCAGAGCGACCCGAACGACAACATAAGGCCGGTCAAGAACAAGGCAACAGAGCGCATAGACCCGGCAGTGGCCCTCATAATTGCAATTGCCGCATATCAGCAAATGCAACTAATGGAGCAGGAGGAGAGCGTATATGAGGAGCGAGGCATTTTTGTTTTATAAGGGGGTGGTGATGTGTTTGAAAGGTTAAAGGCCATTGTATTGCGGTCCTTTCGCCGGAACAAGTCAACTCTGGAAAATCCCGCCGATTGGCTTGTGAGGTTTTTCAGTGGCGGACAATCAGCGACCGGGCTAAACGTTTCTGAAGATGACATTTTGCGGGTTTCGGCGGCGTTTGCATGTATAAATCTTATCAGCAACACTATTGCCTCTTTGCCTTTTCCGGTTTATAGACGGCTACAGCCTCGAGGAAAAGAGCGGGCCCGGGACCATTACCTGTACGATGTGCTGGTGTACGAGCCCAACCCGGAAATGACCGCCTTTGACTTCAGAAAAGTTATGCAGGTGCAGCTAGAGCTTTACGGCAATGCATACGCAAATATCGTTTACGACCGGGCGGGCCGGGTGGTGGAGCTTTGGCCTATCCCGACGCCATATGTGAAGCCGCTCAAAAATGACGCCGGCTATTTGGCCGGGTATGAAATATCGTTGCCCGGTGGTGGGACGGCCCGCGTCATGCCCGAGGAAATGTTCCATATCAGGGGCTTGGGTGATGGTGTAGTAGGGTTTAAGCCCTTGCAATATGCGCGCGAGATAATCGGCCTGGCCCTTGCGACTGAAGAGTACGGGGCCGAGTTTTTCGCAAATGGGGCGGTTGCCTCTGGCATCGTCGAAATGCCTGGGAGGCTTTCCGTGGAGGCAATGCAAAAATTCAAGGAAGACTTCATGAGCAAATACGAGGGCCTGGGGCGACGTCATAGGGTTTTATTTTTGGAGCAAGGCCTCAAGTTTCACCAGCTAACTATTCAAAACGATAACGCACAGTTCCTGGAAACGCGCAAGTACCAGGTGGAGGAGGTAGCCCGGTTTTTTGGGGTGCCACCACATAAGATAGGGGCCCTGGACAGGGCGACGTTTTCAAACATCGAACATCAGAGTATGGAGTTTGTCCAGGATTGTATAAGGCCGCGCGTGGTGAATTGGGAGCAGCAAGTAAGGCGACAGCTATTCCGAAAGAGCGAAAAGAAAACATATTTTGCTGAGTTTGTCTTAGCAGGGTTATTGCGCGGCGACGCAAAAACAAGGGCAGAATACTACCACATAGGCCGCAATGACGGTTGGTTGAGCGCAAATGATATTAGGGAAATGGAAAATCTTAACCCGATACCAGCAGAACAGGGCGGAGATGACTACTTAATCAACGGTAACATGATGCCCATTAAAGCAACAGCACAAGAGAAAGGAGGGGGTAGTAGTGCCGATTAACGGAAACGTGGAACGCCGGTTTTTTCACACCGAAATTGAGTTTAGAGCAGATGACGCCGAGCCTGTTATATCCGGTTATGCCGCGGTGTTCCATGCAATGTCAGAGGACTTGGGGGGTTTCCGAGAGGTCATTTTGCCCGGCGCCTTCGATGAAGCGTTGAAAGCGTCAGACATAAGGGCCCTTTTCAATCATGACCCGTCACAAATCGTGGCCCGTACAAAAAATGGGACCTTGAGCGTGTGGGAAGACGACAAGGGCCTTAGATATGAATTTACGCCGAACATGAAGACACAAGCGGGGCGAGACCTGGTTGAGTTAGTCAAGAGGGGTGATGTGGACCAGTCGAGTTTTGCATTTTCGATGGACGGCGGAATAGAAGAGTGGGACGACAGCGGGGATGTACCAGTTCGCCGAATTGTGAAGGTGGGCCGGCTTTATGACGTTTCGCCGGTGACATATCCCGCATACCCCGCAACGGAAGTTCAAGTTGCAAGGTCGGTGTTTGATGCCCTCGAGGAAATCAGGGCGAAAAAAGAGCGGGAAGAGGCAGAAAGAAGGGCAGAAATAGCCCGGAGGCTAAAGCTAAAAAGGTTAAGAGCAGAATTAAACTTTATCAGGGAGGTTATGTAACAATGGGTGTTAAAGAGTTACTGGAAAAGAGAGCAAATATATGGGAGCAGGCTAAGGCACTTATCGATAGGGCAGAGGCCGAGAATAGGGACCTTTCGGCCGAGGAGGAGCAGCAGTACCAGCGCATGATGGCCGAAATGGAGGAGCTAGCCAAGAGGGCCAAGCGCCTCGAGGAGGCTAAAAGGTTAGAGCAGGAGCTAGAGCAGAGGGCAAATGAGCCCATAAGGGCAAGCAGAGAGCCGCAAAAAGAGAAAAGAGACGTGATTATGGCTGCGTTTAGGGACTATTTGACCAGGGGCATAATTACCCAAGAGTTACGCGACCTGGCCACCACCACCGGTGCAGAGGGCGGTTATTTAGTTGCGCCTCAAGAGTTTGCGCAAGACCTTATAAAGGCCGTTGACAATGTCACTTTTGTGAGAAAACTTGCCCGAGTATGGCCCTTAACAACGTCAGATACATTGGGTGTCGTGAGTATCGACACGGACTTGTCTGACGCGGATTGGACTTCTGAGGTTGGCAACATAACCGCGGACACGTCGCTTGCGTTTGGTTCGCGTACCTTGAAGCCCGAAATGTTATCTAAGCTGGTCAAGGTTTCCATGAAGCTGCTCAAGGTTTCCGCAATACCAGCCGAGCAGATAGTGAGAGACCGCCTAGCCTACAAGTTTGGCGTCACTCTAGAGAATGCGCTATTGAACGGCGATGGCAGTTCTAAGCCTCTGGGTGTTTTCGTGGCGGACAATAACGGTGTGCCCACCACGAGAGACGTAACCGATGGAAACACCACTACGGCCATATCCGCAGACAGCATTATTGCCGCAAAGTACGCACTCAAAGAGGGCTACAGGAGAAATGCCGCCTGGATATTCCACCGCGACATTTTGAAGGAAGTGGCCAAGATAAAGGACAACGACGGACAGTATCTATGGAGGCCCGGGCTTGTAGCGGGACAGCCCGACACCTTGTCTGGGTTGCCTGTATATGAGAGCGAATACGCGCCAAACACCATGAGCGCCGGGGCTTATGTAGGCATCTTGGGCGACTTCAGTTATTACTGGATAGCCGAGTTGCAGGATATTGAAATCCAGAGACTAAATGAGCTGTTCGCCGCAAATTCACAGGTTGGGTTTATTGGCAGAATGTACGCCGACGGTCAGCCTGTTTTGGGTGAGGCTTTCGCGAGAATTCAGTTGGCCACTTCATGATAGCATGATACGAGAGTAGGGCCGGGGCTTTCCCGGCCCTTATTTTTGGAGGTGAGGTAATGCGGGTAAAGATGAAGAAAACAGCGTCAGGGCCATGGGGCATTTTTCAAGCAGGGAAAGAGTACGAAATCCCGCAGGCCATAGCAATGCAGTTTCTGAAGGCAGGCGCAGCCGAGGCCCTCGAGGCCGTGGAAATTGAGACGGCCGTTATAAATCCGCCTAAAAAAGCGGTGACGCGTGGGAAAAAGAGAAAGAAATAAAGGAGGTGGCGAAAAATGGGCCTACATCTAAAGACCGCGCCAACGTTTGAGCCGGTGACACTAGACGAAGCAAAGGCGCATTTGCGGGTGACACATGCCGATGATGACACATACATTACGGCCCTCATCAGCGTTGCCCGCGCGCATGTGGAGCGATACGCAAATATAGCAATCCCGGCGCAAACTTGGGTGTGGGCAATGGACAGATGGCCCGCGTTCCCGGTGGACGTACCCAAGCCGCCTCTAATCGCCGTGACCTCATTTTCCTATACGGACCAGGACGGCGTCACGCACATAATCGATGCGGGAGACTATACGGTGGACGCGGAAAGATGGCCCGGGCGCATATATTATGAGCCGCCGGCCGTTACTTTGAGCGATATCGGCGGAGTAAAAATAGAGTTTCAGGCGGGTTATGCTGACCCGGCCGCAATCCCGGCGGATATAAAACATGCCATTCTGCTGCTAATTGGGCATTGGTATGAGAACAGGGAGGACGTATCACCGGAGCGAATGCAGCAGGTGCCGCGGTGTGTGGATGCCCTTTTGGACCCGTGGAGGGTGTGGCCGATATGAGAATAGGCGAGCTGAGGGAAAAAATAACGGTGTATCGCGACAGTATGGCGCCGGATGGCATGGGCGGGTATACAAAAACGCGCAATGAGCTAATAAGCGCCTGGGCAAAGGTGGAAACGCCGGCCTCTGCATACCAGCAAGTGGCCGGGCAGGATGTAGAAATGAGAACACACACAATCACGATACGGTTCATATCAGGGGGGGCAAAGGCGGGCGACATAGTTGAGTGGCAAGGCGAGTTTTTGCGAGTTTTGGGCGTTCGATATGATGACCGACGGCGGTTTTGTATCATGGAATGCCGGCCGGAGGTGGGGTAAATGGCGATTGAAATTCACGTTGAGGGCTTGGACGATGTTTTAAAAGAGTTGCGCAATGCGCCAAAAGAGGCAAAAAGGGAAGTTGCGCAAGTCTTGCGGGAGGCGGCGATAGAAATAAGAGACGATGCCCGCCGGCGATGCCCGGTTGAGACGGGGGCCCTACAGCGCAGCGTGCGGTACTCTGTATCAAAGAAAAAGCTGGAGGCCCGGGTGTATGCAGGCGGGAAAGTAGGCGGCGAGGATGTTTTTTATGCGCCTTTTGTGGAGTTCGGAACAAAACATGCGCAAGCAAAGCCGTTTCTGTTTCCAGCAGCGAGAGCAAGAGAAAAAGAAACTATGGCAGAGCTAGAAGAGGCCCTTTTGCGGGCGATGGAGGCGGTATAAATGGCATATATAAGCACGTTCCAGGGTATATATGACACGTTGACCGCCTCGAGCGAGCTTATGGCGAAAGTGACGGGCGTTTTTGATGCATTGCCGCATGAACAGGCGTCGCCTTACATAGTGCTGGGAGCCATGCAAGCCCTACCAGGGCGGCTACTCGATGAAAGCGAACATGCCTGGAGCCTCGATATCCACATTTGGAGCGCGTACCAGGGCCGCAAAGAGGTTTTAGAGATAGTGGACATTCTAAAGGGCGTTTTGAGCGGCTATTTTTTCGAGGAGTTAGTGGTGCAAGAGGACCCGACAGGATGGTACCACGGAATTTTGACGGTTAGAGGATATTTGAAATAATTAAAGGAGGGCGCAAAAATGGCGGTACATGAGGGAAAATATGCAATTGTCCAAATTGACGTGAGCGGGACACCTACGCAGTTTGGCGAGGTGCGCAGCTACACACTAGAAATCACATCGAACACGATAGACGTTTCAACTATTGGAACAGATTGGAAGGCGTATCTAAGAGGGCAGAGGAGCTGGAGCGGGACTATAGAATGTTTCTATGACCCGACCGATGCCGCGCAAGCAGAGCTAGAAAGCCTTGTCGATGCGGGTTCAACTATTCATTTGACCTTTTTAGACCTAGGGACCGGTTCAGGAAACCCGCAGAAAGAGGGCGACGCGGTAGTGACAGGCGTTACCACCACGGTTACCACCGAGGACGCAATAGGTCTTTCAATATCGTTCCAGGGAACCGGCCCGCTCACGGTAAGCACACAGGTGTAATAGCGGGGTGATTATATGGGCGTAGTATTAGGCGGCAAAAAAAGAGAGTTGAAATATAGTGTCAACGCGGTAAGAGAGCTAATCAAG